TGGTGGGAAGATAGGGTTAAGAAATTACCAGAAGAAATACAACGGACATTTCCATTTTTAATTGTTCCAAAGGCGAGTAAATCTGAAAAGAATAGTGGATTGGAAAATAATATTCATCCAACAGTAAAACCCGTAACCTTAATGAGTTATTTAGTTACATTGGGTAGTCGTAAAGGTGATGTGGTATTAGATCCATTTTCAGGAAGTGGAACAACAGGAATTGCTTGTGTGTTTTCAGAAAGGAACTACATACTTATCGAAAGAGAAAAAGAGTATTTTAAAATAATGGAAGCTAGAATCGAGAATGCAAAAAATCCTCATAATTTAGTAGAACACGAATATTTTTAATGAAATATATGGGCAGTAAAAATAGGATAGCAAAGTATATACTTCCTATCATTTTAAAAAACAGAACCGATAATCAATGGTATGTTGAACCTTTTTGTGGTGGATTGAATACTATAGATAAAGCCGGTGGTAAAAGATTGGCTTCCGATAAAAATAAATATTTAATTTCCATGTGGAAAGGTCTTTGTGATAATAAAAAACGACCAAATACTATTAGTAAAGAATTATATTCAAAGGCACGGGTTGAATTTAATAACAACACTAATATAGAATTTGATGATTTTATGATTGGTTGGATTGGTTGGATGGCTTCTTATAATGGTAGATTTTTTGATGGTGGATACAGTGGACATTCGGCTGGAAAGACTGGACGTAATTATATTAATGAACAAATACGGAATGTAGAATCCCAAATTGATAAAATACGAGATATTAAATTTGTAGATGGTAATTACAATGTTATGAATATTCCAGATAATAGTATAATATATTGTGATCCACCATATAAAAATACAAAACAGTATTTGACTTCTAAAAACTTTGATCATGATAATTTTTGGCAATGGTGTAGAGAAATGACTAACATTGGACATGATGTATTTATTTCTGAATATAATGCCCCAGATGATTTTGGTTGCATTTGGGAAAAGAATATCACGAATTCAATGAATACAACAAATACCCATGCTACGACAGAAAAATTATTCAAGTTTGGTGTCATTGATAAAAATAGAAATCAACATCAGAATTTCTGGTAATAAAATCATTGGTTTTGATTATTTCCATGGATATATATTATAAAACAAACATACATTATAGAGAAAAAAATAAATGAGTGAACACTCAACTTTACAACAGTTTGGTAAAACATTTCAATGTAAAATAATATCATCACTACTTGGTGATAAAAAGTTCCTCCAAACAATATCAGATATATTAGAACCATCATACTTCGACTCTGATGCGAATAAGTTTTTAGCAAAAACAATACGAGATTATTTCTTTGAGTATAAAACTGGTCCTACATTAGAAGTATTAAAGGTAAAAATAGACGATATAGAAAACGACATTCTAAAGATGTCCGTGGTAGAAAATCTAAAAGAAAGTTGGAGATATATAGAATCAACTGATTTACCATTTATACAAGAACAGACATTAGAGTTCTGTAAAAATCAAGTTATTAAAGCAGCAATAATGGATAGTGTTGATTTATTAGAAATCGGTAAATATGATGAGATAAAGCAACTCATAGATGACGCAATGAAGGCTGGTGGTGACAGAGAATTAGGACATGAATACATTGATGGTATAGAAGAGCGACTTGCTAACTCTGCTAGAGACACCGTAAAAACTGGTTGGGAAACCATAGATGAAATAATGGATGGTGGTTTAGGATCGGGTGAATTAGGAGTAGTAGTAGCCCCAGCCGGAATTGGAAAATGTGTTGGTGGGTGTACTAAAATTGACATTGCATTTTTTAAACTTGGAAAGTTAATTGAAAATGGTGATACTGAATGGTATGATCCATGGGATAAGATAAAATTAATTGATTCATATGGTTTAGAGAAATTGACATCAGCTTGGAAATTTTTTGATAATGATGGATTTATTAAAAAACAAGTATTAGAAACCATAAACTTAAAAACTTTATTTTCTAAAATAGGAATACCAGAAGTTCAAAATGTAGAATATGAATTGCCATTTGAAATATTAATTAAAACACCGGACGCATATAAAAATATTATAACATTACAACGAACTGAGTTCCTAAAAAATGTTAGAGTTTATTTTAAATCTCACAATAGATCTTTACGTTGTAGTTGGGATCACAGACTTAAATTATATGACGGTGACTGGGTAAAGGTTCGAGATTTAAAGGTTGGTGATAAAATTGTGTCTACCACCGGATATATGTCTGTATTAAAGTTTAACGAAATGCCAGAAACCATTTTATATGATATATCAGTAGAGGACATTCATTGTTTTTATGGTAATGGTATTTTATCACATAACAGTTGGACTTTACAAGCAATAGGAGCATCAGCAGTAAAGAATGGATTAAATGTAGTATATTATACGTTAGAATTAAATCAAAATTACGTGGGGTTACGATTTGATACAGTATTTAGTGGAGTGACTACGGCTAATATAAAATACTATAAAGATGATGTCAAGAAGAAAATTGCAGAATTAAAGGGAACTCTACTAATTAAATACTTCCCAACAAAGGGTGCAACAGTCCAGACACTTTCATCCCATTTGAAACAAATAGAATTACAGGGAACAAATATAGATTTGGTATTAGTAGATTACGCAGATATTCTCCGTGGTGTTGGAACAGAAAAACGACACGTATTAGAAAGTATTTATGAAGATTTAAGAGGTCTTGCAGGAGAATACGACTTCCCCATCTGGACCGCAAGTCAAGCGAATAGGTGTCATATTTTAACTGATAAAGTAGAAACTGAAAATGGCGAAATAGAAATTGGAAAAATAAAAGAAGGTGATGAAATTCTAACTCATCTTGGATATAAAAAAGTTAATAAAGTTTTTCCAGTTGAAAAACAACCAGTATATAAAGTTAAATTGAAATCAGGTAAAGAGATAACTATTTCAGCTAATCACGATTTACCTGTTATGTATGGTAAATTAAAATCAGTTGCAACTGGATTAAAAGTGGGTGATAAATTATTTACAAAGAAATAAAGAAACTTTTTGTAAATCACGAAAATGATTATCCAAATAAAATTATAATGCCAGATTTCAAGTGTGGAAATTCAATAATTGAATTTGATTGTGAATATTGGCACGATGGAAATCTTGATATTCAACGAGATATTATTTTAGAAAGTAAGGGGTATAAAATTTTACGAGTAGATGATGTTTTCTATAAGATGGATGAAAAATATATAGTTAAAAAATGTAAGGAATTTGTAAATGAAAATGCATAACATAAATCCAGAAGATTTTGTAATGGATGAAATTGTTTCTATTGAATTGGTAGGGGAAGAAGATACTGTTGATATTACAGTTGAAGATACACATATGTTTTTTGCTAATGGTATATATTCACATAATTCATCATTAGAAGAAGATGTCATCGATGCAAGTAAAGTAGCCGAATCATATGCAAAAGTTATGATTGCCGATTTTGTTATATCCATGAGTAGAAAAGTAGAAGATAAGATAGCCAATACAGGCCGTTTCCATGTTATTAAAAACAGATTCGGTGTTGATGGAATTACATTTCCAGCTAGTATAAATACAAATAATGGTAGTATTAAAATTTTTGAAGCAAATACACAAGATGGTCAAACAACTCAAAAGAAAATGGATAATAGTGAAGAATATCTACGTAAACAATTAGCAAATAAGTATAATTCTGACAAAGACATGGGTGGATTTGAATAAATATTACTATTTATAATAGTTATGGATAGAGAAATTATGGAGGAATGTTATGGATAAATTCGTTTTAACGGAAAATTTTATAAACGGATACAAGAGAAAAAAGCCACCATTTGGCTTTAATGGATTGGGACTGTTAGTGTATATGCGAACCTATTCCCGTATCAAGGAAAATGGAAAAAATGAAAGGTGGTGGGAAACCATTCAACGGGTTGTAGAGGGTACATATAATATGCAAAAGGAATGGATTGAACAACATCAATTAGGTTGGAATCCATGGCAAGCTCAAAACTCCGCTCAAGAAATGTATGAGAGAATGTGGAGTATGAAATTTCTACCACCAGGCAGAGGTTTATGGGCAATGGGAACTGCTATCACAGAAGAAAAGAAGTTATATGCCGCCCTAAACAACTGTGCATTCGTCTCCACTTCCACACTAAAACAAGATTACTCCAAACCATTCACATTTTTAATGGATGCCTCAATGTTGGGTGTCGGCGTGGGGTTTGATGTAAAGGGTGCTGGTGAAATTATAATAAAGGGAATAAATAGAGATAGAAACGAAGAAACATTTCAAATACCAGATACACGAGAAGGTTGGGTAGAGAGTTTAGAATTATTATTGGAATCATATTTTCACGGAACAGCCCCGATGAAATTTGATTATTCACTCATTAGAGGTCTAGGTGAACCAATAAAAGGTTTTGGTGGTGTGGCGAGTGGATATACACCATTAGAAGAAGTCCATGACACCGTAAGTGAAGTATTAGAAAAGAATACAGGTGAACCAATAACCGTTACCACAATCGTAGATATTATGAATTTGATTGGAAAGTGTGTAGTGGCCGGCAATGTTCGCAGGTGCTTACCTAAATGGTATGAAGTTCTTACTGAAGATGGATTTAAGAAGATGGAAGAAATAACGAGAAATGATAAAGTTTTAACTGCTGATGGCTATAAACAAGTCTTAAATACATTTGATAGTGGCGAACAAAAAGTCCTAAAAATTAAAACTTTAAATGGGACTGAATATGAGGCGACGGAAAAACATACTTTATTAGTTTATAATCAAGATAATGGGTTTGAATGGAAGATGGTTAAAGATATAGATAAAGATAAAGATTTTCTCGTAAAACAGAAAAAATAGTGTCGGGAAATGTATGTTTTTTATCTTTTCTTATAGTTATTATTGAATATAGGAGATAAAAAATGGCACTTGAAATTGTAAAAGTTAATTGTATTATTTGTGGAACAGAATATGAAACAAAAAAGAATAGAGATTATAGGATACGGATTGAAAGTGGATTATTCTACTGTGATAAAAAATGCACTTGGAGTGATAAAGCAAAGAAAATGAGATACAATCATCAAGCTAAAATAATGAAAGAAAAATATGGGTATGAAAACGCATGGCAATTTCCAACTTCCATCAAAAAAATACAAGAAAAGCGTAATGAAACGGAAATAACTGATAAAAAAATAAAAACTTTCCAAAGAAGATATGGTGTAGACAATGCACAACAAATCCCCGAAGTTAAAGATAGAACAATGAAAACTAATTTAAAAAAATATGGAGCAACTGCGTATGTAAATTCTAATGAATATAAAAAAATTAGAATGGATTTTATAAATAGTGAATACGGTGTTGATTATTACACACAGACAGATGAGTTTAAAAGGAAAGCTAAACAAACAATAATTGAAAAGTATGGTAGAGAAGATTATTTTAAATTTGGAACTAAAGAATTTAGAGATAGGATGGTAGAATTATATGGTGTAGAAAATCCAATGCATCACCCAGAATTTGCAGAAAAGGCATTAGACGGATATAGTGGGTATTATAATACAAATAAATTTTATACTATGCCATCCGGAAAACGAATTAGAATTCAAGGATACGAAAATAAAACGTTAGATAATTTATTTCAGTCTGGATATAGTGAAAATGATATTTTATACAAAAAGAGTGATATGCCAGAGATTTGGTATAACTATGAAGGTAAAAAAAGACGATACTATCCAGATTTTTATATACCCGGTGATAATTTAATTATTGAAACGAAAGGCACATATACACTTGAGTTCGATAAGGAAAAAAATAATTTAAAATTTGAAGCAACAAAATCACTTGGATTTGATTTTAAGCTGGACGTTTATTAGGAGATAACATGATAGAAAAATACGGAATAGAAGATTTTAATTTAGAAGATTTTGAACTCGTTACTATTATGGATATAGTTGATGAAGGTAAAGTTGAAAAAACTTGGGACATAGAAGTTGAAGATAAACATCATTTCTTTGTTAAAAATCCTGAAAATGGAGTAGATGAGACAATAGTATCACATAATACAGCAGAAATTGTATTCGGTGATGCTACAGATGAAGAATACTTAGACTTAAAGAATTACAAAAAGAACCCAGAACGGGAACAATTTGGTTGGACATCTAATAATTCAGTATTTGCAGAAATCGGAATGGATTATACTGATATATGTAAACGAATAGTAGATAATGGTGAACCCGGAATTGCATGGTTAGAAAATATGAGAGAATATTCTCGTATGAAAAATGGTGGCGATAACAAAGACCACAGAGTTGCAGGCGGAAATCCCTGTCTGGAACAATCACTCGAAAGCTACGAGCTATGTTGTCTCGTAGAGACATTTCCACACCACCACGATGACTTAGAAGATTATAAAAAGACATTAAAGTATGCATACTTATATGCAAAAACAGTTACTTTAGGAAAAACTCATTGGCCAGAAACTAATAGAGTAATGTTACGCAACAGACGAATTGGTACATCTATGAGTGGTATAGCTCAATTTATTACTAATAATGGATTAAACACATTAAAACTGTGGTGTGAAGAGGGATACGACGAACTTACAAAATGGGATAAAATGTATTCAGATTGGTTAGCAGTACCGAGAAGTATAAAGTTGAGCTCAATAAAACCGAGTGGGACGGTGTCTTTGTTAGTAGGAGCAACACCCGGAATGCATTATCCAGAAAGTAGGTTTTATATAAGACGGATGAGATTATCCAAACAATCGGAATTGATCGAACCATTAAAAAAGGCAAACTATCATTTAGAACCAGCATTCGGGTCAGAAGATAGTACAATGGTAGTAGAGGTTCCAGTTGATGTAGGTGAGGGAATTAGAACTGTAGGTGATTTATCTATATGGGAACAATTCAATTTAGCCGCATTCCTACAACGACATTGGGCAGACAACCAAGTGAGTTGTACGGCGACATTTAATCCAGAAACCGAGTCTGCCGAATTACCACAAGTTTTAAATTATTTCCAATACAGATTAAAGGGAATATCGTTATTACCACGCCACGAACTCGGTGCATACCGACAAATGCCATACGAAGCCATTGACGAAAAGACATATAATAAAATGGTGAAAAAACTAGGCAAGTTGAGTTTTGTTGGTATCGAGGGTGAAGAAGCTGACGTGGAAAAATTCTGTGATTCATCTGGATGTGAAATAATTTACGGTACGGGTGATAATGACGACCAAGAATATTCTTGACTTTTACGATTTTCCGTCGTATATTCACATCAAGATTATTACAGTATAATACCAATTAAACAAAAGAGGTTATAAGATTTACCAAAATATATTCGTAGAACCATTCAAGGGAAAGGTCCACATTTGGGACGACAAAGCCGGATATGTTTCAACACAATACAAAAAGTATGCTTATGTTAGAGACAACTATGGAACTTTTGCATCCTTATACGGTGATAAATTAAAGAAGATATACAGATGGGATAAGACTGCAGAAGGATTATTTGAAAGTGATGTAAATCCTGAAATGCGGACATTAATAGATATGTACGGTCAAAGTGAAGAACCATCTACTGGACATAAAATATTCATATTTGACATTGAGTGTGAAGTAACAGAGGGCTTTCCAGACCCAATGATTGGTCCAAATAAAATCACATCTATTGCAATGTGGGATAACATCAGTAATGTTTATACGTGCTTAGCATTAGACGAACATAAGACACTAGACACAACAGGATTTGGAAAGAATGTCGTAGTTGAGAGTCACCAAACAGAGTATGAATTATTACAAAGATTTTACCAAAAGTATTTAGAGCTACGACCAACTATTATTACAGGTTGGAACGTAGATGGGTTTGATATTCCATATTTATACAACAGAACAATTAAAGTTCTCGGTCAAAGTGTTGCTGACAATCTATCACCAATATCAAAGGTGATGTATAGTAAATACACGAAACGATATAAAATAGCAGGTGTAAGTGTATTAGATTACTTACTACTCTATAAGGATTTTACATTTGGGTCAAGACCATCATATAGATTAGATGCCATTGGTCAATTTGAAGTTGGATCACCAAAAATAAGTTACGATGGAACACTAAACGATTTATTTGAAAACGACTTGAGAAAGTTTGTGGAATATAACATTCATGATGTTAGAATAGTAAAACAGTTGGATGATAAATTAGATTTCATTGATATTGCCCGTGGTATTTGTCATATCGGTCATGTTCCATATGAGGACATATATTTCAGTAGTAGATATTTAGAAGGGGCAATCCTCACTCATTTGAAAAAATTAAACATCGTAGCACCAAACAAACCAGAAAAGGGTGAATATACAGATAATAAGTTCGTAGGAGCATACGTAAAAAGTCCACAACGTGGTAAACATGACTGGGTTATAGATTTGGATCTGACAAGTATGTACCCAAATTTAATAATGAGTTTGAATATCAGCCCAGAAACTAAGTTTGGAAGGGTAGTTGGTTGGAATGCTAAAGAATTTATATCAAAGAAAAAAAAGACACATTCTATCATATTAAATGGAAAGAAGAAGGGCCAACTAACAAATACAGAATTAGAGGACTTTTTTAATGATAATCAAATATCTATTTCAAGTGCTGGTATATTATATAAAACAGACAAAGCAGGTTTAATACCAACTATTTTATCCAAGTGGTTTGATACAAGATCAGAGTTTAGGAAATTAGCTAAGAAATTTGCAGACGACGGAAATGACGAAAAATATGAATACTTTAACAGACGACAATATATTCAGAAAATTTTACTTAATAGTATGTACGGTGTTCTTGGACTTCAGGGTTGGAGATTTTACGATTTAGAAAATGCAACCTCAGTTACAACGGCAGGGCAAGAATTAATTAAGTTTACTGCAAAAATAACAAATCATTTTTATAATAGTGAGATTGGTACTCCAGTTGAAGTTGAATTAGAAAACGGTGAAGTTAGAAAGTTATATGAAAACAATAGAGTTGATGTAATACGAAATGGTAAAAAAATGGAAATAAAAGTAAAAGATTTACTGGAAACCGATGATTTTTTGAGTTAGATTATACAGATGATAATAGAAGAAAAATTTGGAATTTACTTTATAATACAACTAAAATTGAGTATTGGTTACATAATGGATATACAGAAATAGAGGCTGAAAGTAAACGTGTTAAATTTAATTCAAAATCAAAATTATCTATTTCTGTAATGAAGGAAATAGAACGTGAACTTAATATTGAGATCCAACCAGAAGTTCGAATTGGGTGTTATGTGGCAGATGGTAAATATGAAAATTATATTATAGAATTTTTTGGTGATTATTGGCACATGAATCCGCAGTTATATAATGAGACTCATACTATTAGAGGGGGTAAAGTTGCCAATGAAATTTGGGAGTATGATGAAATTAAAATAAATTTTTATGAAGATAATGGATATATCCCAATAATAATTTGGGAAAATGATTGGAATTTGAGTAAAGAAACCGTTTTAGAACATATAAGGAAAATTATAATATGAAAATAAAACAAATAAGGAGGCAGCCAGATCTCGATGTTGATAGAATTATCTACGTCGACACTTGACTGATTCTATATTTTTATCAGTTGTAGACCTCATTAACCACCGTTTCAAAGGTCAAAGCCTGAGTGATGTAATGATGACTCAACGAATAAATGAAATTGCAACTGAAGTTCAAGAATACTTAAATGGTTCATACGACTATTTCGCTAAGAAATTCTGTAACTTAGACACACACCGATTTGAAATCAAACAGGAAATTATAGCAAAGTCTGGTTTATTCATTACAAAGAAACGATATGGTATGAAACTCATTAGTGATAATGGAGTTCAAGTAAATAAGACAATGGTAAAGGGATTAGATACTGTACGTAGTAATTTCGCACCGGCATTTAGAAAACTATTAAACGATGTATTAGAGGACATTTTAGCAAGTGTTCCACGGGATAAGATAGACCATAGAATAACCAGATTTAAGAAGAACATGAGATTAAAAGATTTAGATGATATTTCTTCTCCAACCGGTGTAAAGGGAATTAAGAAATATATTAAAAAGGACAAAGAAAATACTTCAGTATTTACAGTATTGAAGAACGGTATTCCAGTCCATGTAAGGGCAGCAGTAAGTTATAATGATTTATTGCGATATTACAAACGAGATAAAAAATATGGATTTATAAGTAATGGGGATAAAATCCGGTGGGTATATTTAAAGAATAACTCATTAGGATTATCAGTAGTAGCATATAAAGGTTATGAAGATCCACCCGAGATTATGAAATTCATAGAAGATAATATGGATTATGATAAAATCTATGATAGAGCACTCACTAAAAAACTCAATCTATTTTATGAATGTTTAGATTGGGGTAAACCAGTAGATGAAGCACAAAGTATAGAAAGATTTTTTTAATTTTGAATAATCAATCTGATATATATGTATATACGTCAGAACAAATAACAGGAGAGTAACAAATGAACAAACATAAATTAACCCGCTTTATTGCCAAATACCATTTAGGTGGCAATGTAAATGCGGTAGTTATAAACAGTAAAGATGATACATTGAGTACCCGTTTTATCACAGGAGATAAAGCACTTCTCGGTGAATTATCAATGACTAATTGGTCCTTCCAAGATGCCGAGTTAGGTGTATATGATACAGAACAGTTTAGTAAATTGTTAGGAGTTTTAGATGATGATGTAACACTCAATCTAACTCAAGCTGGTGACAAGGCAATTGCATTAGAGGTGTCAGATAAACACTCTAAAGTTAATTTCATGTTATCGGATAAATCGGTTATCAATCAACCACCACCACTAAAGAAACTTCCAGAGTTTCAGTTGAAGATTAAAGTTGATACCAACTTCATCGTTAGGTTCATCAGTGCAAAAGCAGCATTACCAGATACAGATACATTTACTGTAATTACTGAAAATGATGAAGCTAAATTGGTTATTGGTTACTCGTCAATTAATACGAACAGAGTTACACTTCCAGTAGAAACTGAAGTCTATGAAGATATTGATAAAGTATCTTTTAATGCTAACCTATTTAAGGATGTATTGACGGCAAACAAGGAATGTGAAAGTGCAACACTTGAAGTAAGTTCAGATGGGTTGTCCAGAATTAACTTTAAGGTAGATGATTACGATGTGACGTATTATTTGGTGGCTGTCGCAGACGCTTCTTGATATTTTTTAATTATTTCCAATTTTCCTAACGATTTTTTTCCTAACGAACTATTTATAGATATGGGAAGAAAGAAATTAAATAGAACGCCCGATGAAATACGAGAACAAAATCGTATTCGTCAAAGGCGTTACTATGCTAAACATCGTGAAGAAATAATATCCAAGAAGATGGAGAAATATTATGAAGGTAAAAAAGACACTACAACGAGGGCTTAATCATAGTAGGAGAAATGAAAAACCAATTTGGGAACATATTCCGTTAGATGGTTTAGATCCAAGAACCAAAGACTTTACAGGTAAAAGAATTCACCATCTTAAAGTTTTATATTCTACGAGAGTAGAAAAATCTCAACGATGGTGGTGGGTTTGTAAATGTGATTGTGGTATGTATGCCTTGAGGCCTAACTGGCAATTAATTGGTAAATATCAATCTAAAAGTTGTGGCTGTCTAATGGGAAAGTCAATCCCTGAAACAGCTGGAACTGAAAATCATCCACTTTTTGGTGGTCATAGAACTTACACAAGAGAAGGATATGTTTTGAAATTTGCACCTGACCATCCTAAATCAAAAGATAGACGAGTCTTGGAGCATCGTTTGGTTATGGAAGCACATATTGGTAGGACTCTCACATCCAAGGAAACAGTTCATCATAAAAACGGAATACGAGATGATAATAGAATTGAGAACTTGGAACTTTGGACTGGTTCTCATCCCCACGGCGTAAGAAAAAATGACCTAACAGATTGGGCAATAAGTTATTTACAAAAAGAAGGTTACAGGGTGATGAATGATAGACTTTGATAATTTCCCAACTTTTAGTGAAGAACATTTTCAATCTTGGACAAATGAATTAACACCGATTGAAGAACATAAAGGTTATTTGGTCAAGCGTGACGATAAATTCAACCTTGCAGGCGTTTCAGGTGGAAAAGTCCGCCAATGTTCTAAACTTGTCTACGATAATTTAGACCATATACTCAATGAGTGTAATGGTGGGATATTAACGGCTGCCGGTATACCGTCGCCTCAGAGTTGTATCACATCCGCAGTTGCTAAGTATTTTGGTCTAAAATGTTTGGTTACAGTACTACATTATCCCGACCACATTAAAGATAGTTACAGAGTGAATGTGTCATTGGCACAGAAGTTTGGTGCCAAGGTATATGGAGTAGGTAATCCGAATATATCGGGTCCAGAACTTGATGCCAAGAAATTAGTAGGTGAAACGGGTTATTTTCAGATAAAATTTGGTATGAATGGACGACAAGTAATGAAAACTATTGCCCAACAAGTCAAAAATGTTCCGGATCACGTAGAGACTGTGGTGGGGATCGCTGGGAGTGGTTTGTCTATGTTGGGTGTAGCTATGGGTTGTAAGTTGTATAATAAGAATATTAAAACGATATATCCTGTAGCATTAAGTGGTTATGTGTATAAAAACAAGAAAATGTGGTATGATCGTCTCAATGATCGTCACAAATTTGACGGAGATTTTAAAGTTGTTCAGTCAGATTATCCATACCAACATAAACTAAAACTTGATGAGTCATTACCACTTGATCAAACATACGAAGCAAAGGCATGGGATTGGATGGTTAAGAACATAGAACCATCTGAAAATGTGTTATTTTGGGATGTTGGGATTAAGGAATATGATTTGAGTTATATCGAACCAATCAAATGGCATAAATCAGAATACGAAATGATTATAGATAGAGAATTAAGAAGGAAACATGAGCAAGTTAAGCACAACTTTTTCTAAATCCTGGCTAGAAAAGAAAATAATGTGCGGGCTATGCAACTTCGGCTGCTGTAATCATCCAACGTTTCATGTTGAAATTTCGGAAGATGAACAAGAATTCTATCAAAAAAAATATGGATTAGACCTTGAATTGGAATGGAAGCAAGACGGTTGTTGTAAGTTATTGGAAGATGACAATACAGGTTGTAGTTTAGGAGATGACAGACCAGTATTTTGTAAGTTGTATCCATTAGTAGAAAACAAGTCTAATAGATTAGTGATGAATAATTGGGGATACTTACATTGTCCTAAATCACAACATTATGAATTGGATAAGATAGTGGAAGGAAAGTATCATTATAAACTAAAACCAAAAGTGAGAAAACACAACAAACGAGAAGAATTAATACTCGATGACGAAATAGACAACGTGGTTCATCAGATTTGGTTACAATCTAAAGATTCCATCATTCAACGATATGGTCAAGAATATTACAATAGAATAAAAAATGAAATGAAACAAACAATTAAACACGAGTTCTTTTAATGTATATAGATTACTTTGACAAATTTTACAATATGGAGCCCTATCTCAAAATAGACGAGAAAGATTGGGAATACATAAAAGAAACATTTGAAAAACAAGATGTAAAAGAAAGTCTTGCCACGGTAGCAATGACATATCCACTTCCATATCCTGATTTAACCGAAAAGAGAGCATATAGAGATTTCCAAAAACTAAAAGGTATGAAGTGGAATGAAATAATGGTAGAGGGTGAGTGGTATGCAAGAGAGGGCACCAAGTATAGTTATAATCTAAACTACGATGGAAAGCAGTTAATGTTTAGACGACTAAATGTAGGAAATAGTTGTAGTAATTATTTCCAGATTGAAAACAGATGGTCAGTAGATGGTTCAGTATCACCAGGTCCAAAACGAACTTGGGAAAGTAAAAAGTTTATGACTTCATTAATGGGAAGTGCATACTCACTCAAAGTTCCAAAGATGGACAAGTCAACGTTACGAGTAATGTTAGCTCTACGAAAATATATCTGTTCCCAGTTTAAACCAAATGTGGCAAAAGCAATCTACGATATGTTTAAGGCAGAAACCATCCTTGATTTCAGTGCTGGTTGGGGTGATAGATTGGCAGGATTTTACGCCAGTGACTATGGAAAACATTATGTAGGTTTAGACCCACGAAAAGAGAACCATCCTATATACAAAGAACAGGCAGAGTTCTACGAAAAACATTTAGGATATTTTGAACACGAGAGAAAGTCAGAATTCCATTGCTCACCAGCAGAAGATTTTGACTTCACTCAGTTCAATGACTATTTCGATGTGGTATTCACTTCACCACCGTATTTTTCAGTAGAGAGATACAGTTACGATGACACTCAAAGTTGGGTCAGATACAAAGACATAGAAGATTGGAATAGAGATTTCCTACAGGCCACCCTCGGTAAAATTTGGCCAAGTATTAAACCAGGAGGTCATCTATTAGTGAATATATCAGATGTGTATTCAGGTACAAAGGGGGTCACAAAAAAGGGTTGGTTAGAAATCTGCAACCCGATGAACGATTATTTATCTGAAATAGAAGGTAGTGAATATATGGGGTGTATAGGTTACCAGTTAGCAAAAAGACCAAATTCTGGTGGAGCTGGAACGGCAAAAGGCTACGAAGATAGTAAATGGACAGAAAAATCCCTTGAAAACAAAGATGATAAAAGTTTTGGAGAGCCAACGTGGGTATTTCGTAAATTAATTTAATTTATTTGTAAAAATGTTATGAATAATACTTATTATAGAGAGATAACATGGAAATAGATGTGAAAATAAAAATTATAAAACTTGGAAGAAATTAAATGTTACAAAACAAACAAAATTCTGAACATACTCTTTTTGTTGAGAAATACAGGCCAACATCATTAGACACTTACATAGGAAACGACCACCTAAAGGAAAAGGTAAGGGTTTATTTGGAAAGTGGAGACATCCCACACTTACTATTATTTGGTCCAGCTGGAACCGGTAAGACAACTCTCGCAAAAATACTCTCAAATAGTATTGAATGTGACTATATTTACATAAATGCGAGTGATGAAAATAGTGTAGATTCTGTTAGAAATAAAATAAAAGGATTCGTATCAACTATTGGATTTAAAGATTTAAAGGTGGTCGTACTTGATGAGTGTTTGGATGAAAATACATTAGTTACTGTATTATCGAATGGGGAACAGATTCAAGTTCCGATAAAAGATGTTGATGAAAACAATGATTTAGTTAAATCTTGGAATGTTGAAAAAGAAGAATGGCAGTGGAGACCATTCCACTTGTGGGATAAGGGTGAACAAGAGGTGTATGAGATTGAACTTGAAAATGGTGAAGTAGTTGTTTGCACTGAAGATCATAAATGGTACGTCGAAGATAAAAATGGTAATCCAATTGTAGTTAAAACAAATCAGTTGGATAACTATAATCATATTTTATCACCATAGTTAGATTTTTTTACTCGAAAAACACAAGTTGGTTATATTTATATATGAACAATGGAGATGTTAAATGAGTATAAAAAAATCTACAAGGCAAAAGTTAAGAGATGCCGCAAATAGAAATGGCCTTGGTGGAGTTCATTATTATGATAAGATTTGTGACAGTTGTGGTAAAGATTATGTAGCTAAAGCGTCGAATCAATTGTTATGTTATGAATGTAAAAAAATAGGTAGGTTGAAAGAATGTGAACATTGTGATTCTAGATTTCATACAAAAAATAATGGAAAATATTGTAATCAGTGTGTCGGTAATAGAGTATGGATGCGAAAACGAGATAATATAAAAATTGCTAAAAAGATACAACATACAAAGAAAAAATGGTTACAATCGGATGAAGCTAAACAATTTTATACACAACTTGGAAAACACAATTCTAAAAAGATGAAAGAGTTTAACCAGACTGAAAAGGGTAAGGCTAATATAAAAAGAAATGCAAAATTAAACTCAAAGTTGATGAGAGAAAAGATTTCCAATGGTGAATTTACACCACCAATAACAAATACATTTACACATTGGGATGCTATAATAGAAGTTAATGGTAAAGTTAAAAAGTTTAGGAGTTCGTGGGAAGCTTGTTTTTGGTATAGTAATCAACATTTAGAATATGAAAGTAAGGAATGTAGAACTAAAAAAACGGATAATGGTAGAGTTTATATGGGTGATTTTTACGATAAAGATACAAAGATATTGTATGAAATAAAACCAAGAAGTTTTTTCTTAAAACAAACAAAAAAAATAGACAGCTTAATAAAACATTGTGATGTGAGTGGATATAAATTCAAGTGGATAAATGAAAATAATATTATGGATTATATAAATTCAGAAATATTTATTGATAATAACAAAATACAATTAAATAAAATGTATGTGGGAATAGGTTATAGTGAACAAGATAAAGATTAAATCTATAAAAAAATTAAAAGACACCCAGCACGTGTATGACTTGTCAGTTGACGGTAATCATAATTTCGTAATAGGTAAAACAGAAACACTTACACATAATTGTGATTTCGTCACCCCACAAGGTCAAGCAGCACTACGAAATCTAATGGAAACGTTCAGTAAACATTCTCGGTTTATTCTAACCTGTAATTATGTAGAACGAATAATTGATCCAATCCAAAGTAGATGTCAAACATTTCAGATAATTCCACCATCCAAAAAAGAAATTGCAGTACATATAAAGGGTATATTGGATAAGGAAGAAATAGAATACAACGTAGAGGACATAGTATTGAACGTTAATAGTGGGTATCCAGACATTAGACGAATAATCAATTCAGTCCAACAGCAATCTATAAATGGTAAATTGACTGTTGATAAACGTAGTATGGTTGAAAATGATTACAAATTAAAATTATTAGAAATACTAAAGTCACAAGATAAGAAGAGTGCATTTAAGAATATACGACAATTATTAGCAGACACCCAAGTTACAGAATTTGCTGATATGTTCAGATTACTATTTGATGAACTGGATTCATGGGCGAGTGGTCATGTCGCGGAATGTATATTAGAACTGGCTGAAGGTCAGTTTAGAGAAAAAAACATCGTGGATAGAGAAATAAATTTTATGGCAACAATGATTAATATATTAAATATAATAAAATAAACAGGAGTTACAAAAATGAGTTATTACGAAGTACAGGTAGTTTTTATAGAAGAAATACAAACAAAAAACGGATCAAAAGAAAAGAAAGTCCGTAGGAATTATTTGGTAGAATGTGATTCAGTAAGTATCGCAGAAACCAAAGCACATGAGTGGTTAAAAGATTCACCATTTTCATTTGAAGTAAAATCAGCAAAAGAATCCAGAATAATGGATGTGATAGAATAATATGAATGTTTTAGTCATTGGAGATAAATG